GCTTTTGTGTATCTCGATCCTCCTTATGACATTAAGGATAATCTCTATGGGAACAAGGGATCAATGCATAAAGGATTTGATCACGATAAGTTTGCTGCTGATTGCGATTTTCGTTATCCTATGCATCAATTAATCAGTTACAACTCTGATCAACTCGTAAAGAACCGATTTAGGAACTGGAGCGCCGCTGAGTTTGACCTTACTTATACTATGAGATCTGTAGGTGAATATATGCGAGAGCAAAAACAACGTAAAGAACTGCTGCTATTTAATTATGGAATTGAAGGACTGGTTGAACTCGATTAATTTTACAAAAGAGGACTTATCTGAAGATATTAGTTCATATCCTCCCTACATTATTAACAAATGTTTATCTGCTCACATTGATTGTATCCTTTTTGCAAATGAAATGAATATGCATCATCAACTTGATAAAGATATGCAATATTTGTTTTATCTAAATAGTCTAAGGAAAAAGAAGAGATTTTCTCCCTGGCTCCGTAAAGATAAAGTCAAAGATTTAGAATGCATTAAGCAATACTATAGTTATAGTAATGAAAAGGCATCTCAGGCTTTGAAAATTCTAAACAAAGAACAACTAGATTTTATTAAACAACGACTTGAAATTGGAGGAACAAAATGACTACTGCTCATCAAACAGTAGAACCTGAAGTCCATTGGTCTTCAGACCAAATGGTAGAGGTAATTCTTAATGAACCTGATGACTTCCTCAAGGTTCGTGAAACTTTGACTCGTATTGGAGTTGCTTCGCGTAAAGAGAAAAAACTATATCAATCTTGCCATATTCTTCATAAGCAAGGTAGATATTATATTGTTCACTTTAAGGAACTGTTTGCGCTTGACGGAAAGCACGCCAACCTGACCGTAAATGATGTTCAGCGTCGTAATCGTATTGCACGTCTTCTTGCTGACTGGGGACTTATTACTGTAGTTAACCAGGATAAGGTTGCTGATATTGCTCCTCTAAATCAAATTAAGGTTCTTTCTTATAAAGATAAGGGAGATTGGATTTTGGAGCAGAAGTATAATATTGGTAAGAAAGGAAAAGTACAGGAAACCGAATAAATAGTAGTGTGCCATTCGTGCGGCACTCTACAAAAGTCGGAACACCCTAAAAAGAGGTTCGGTTTTACCGATACCTCTTTTTTTCGTTTCTTGTATAATTAGTAATGGATGCCGAAAGGGTCCACACAACACAAACTCGCTTTTAAAGGAGCTACCATAATGACTAACCTAATGCGTTATACTTCTGCGGATCTTCCTGCTTTGATGGACAGGATTACTCGCAATAGTATTGGAATGGATGAATACTTCGATCGTTTGTTCAATCTTCATGAAACAACTTCTAATTATCCGCCATACAACCTTGTTCAAGTCAGTAACGTAGAATCGCGACTTGAATTAGCACTCGCTGGATTTAAAAAGAAAGAAGTTTACGTTTATACGCAAGATGGAAAACTTTTCGTTGAAGGACAAAGAGAGGATAAAGAGACTGATACCAACTACGTCCATAAGGGATTGGCTCAACGATCTTTCAAGAGAGCGTGGACAATGGCAGACGATACTGAAGTCACAGATGTATCTTTTGAAGACGGACTCCTCTCTGTCAACTTAAAGAAGATTGTTCCTGAGCATCACAAGCGAAAGGATTATCTCTAAATAAAAATAAAAAATGAAATCTTTCGACGAGTTCAAAACAATCGCATATAAAGGAGCAGTTCCACATACTGTTCATTCTCAAGGAAAACAAAAGCAAATTCCAAAGGGAAAAGCAGTTCCTGTAAGAAGTCGTTCAAGTGCTGGTGGTAATGGAGATGGTGACGGTGGTAATGGTGGTGGGGGAAATGGTGGCGAATAAATAGATTTGAATATCGTCGGCGCGAGGAGCACCTGGCAAAATCCAGGTTGACTCCTCCTTTTTTTATTGGTAGAATTATGAAAGGTAGGAGACTGAAATGACTAAAATACTGGCATTAGCAAATAATCTTATTTTGATTAGTAAAATTGAAGAAGTTGGTGCAGATATTGGTGAACCAGATTGCAAACTTATATCACCATTTGTTGTGAGAAATGATCACACTATGGAACCATTTCTTTGTGGATATACAAAAGAAAAAACTTTTATGATGAGTTCGGAGAAGATTTTGACACTTGCAGATCCAACACCGACACTTCTTGAAAAATATGAGGACTTGATTAAGGAATGAGATTTTACACTAATGTTCAATTGATTGGAAATCAGTTTTTGGTTCGTGGAGTAGATAATGGTAAAAGATTTGAAACAAGAGATGAGTTCTTCCCAACCCTTTATGTAAAAACTAAAAAGGATTCTAAGTATAGGACATTAAGTGGAGAAGCAGTAGAACCAATCAATCCTGGTACAGTTAAGGATTGTCGTGAGTTCTATAAAAAATATGATGAGATCGATGGATTTAAGATCTATGGAAATGATCGTTATATCTATCAGTACATCTCGGAGAAGTATCCAGAGGATGAGATCAAGTTTGATATTAGTAAAATCAAACTTGTAACTTTGGACATTGAGGTTGCATCGGAGCAAGGATTTCCTGACGTGGAATCTTGTTCTGAAGAAATCCTTGCAATTACAATTCAAGACTACACAACAAAAGAAATTATTACTTGGGGTGTAAAACCATTCAACAATAAACAAAGCAATGTGACTTATCATCACTGTCCGAGTGAATATGATCTTCTCAATCATTTCATTAACTATTGGATGGTTGATGTTCCTGATGTAGTGACTGGATGGAACATTCAGTTGTATGATATTCCGTATATCTGTAAGCGCCTAAATCGTGTTCTTGGCGAAAAACTGATGAAACGATTCTCTAATTGGGGACTTGTAACTGAAGGAGAAATTTATATCAACGGTCGTAAGCATACAACATTTGATGTTGGTGGACTAACTCAACTTGATTATTTGGATCTTTACAAGAAGTTCACATATAAGGCACAAGAGTCCTATCGTCTCGATTACATTGCTGAAGTAGAACTTGGTTCTAAAAAACTTGATCACTCAGAGTTTGATACATTCAAAGATTTCTATACTCAAGGATGGCAAAAGTTTATTGAATATAACATCGTTGACGTAGAACTTGTTGACCGTTTGGAAGACAAGATGAAGTTGATTGAACTTGCACTTACGATGGCATATGACGCAAAAGTAAATTATGCTGATGTGTTTTATCAGGTTCGGATGTGGGATAATATCATCTACAATTATCTTAAGAAAAGAAACATTGTTATTCCTCCGAGAAGCAAAACTCAAAAGAATGAAAAATATGCAGGTGCGTATGTAAAAGAACCAAAACCAGGAATGTATGATTGGGTTGTCAACTTTGACTTGAATAGTCTATATCCCCACTTGATCATGCAATTCAATGTGAGCCCAGAAACTCTTGTTGATGAAAAACATCCAACAGTAACGGTAGATAAAATTCTAAACAAAGAAATTACATTTGAAATGTATAAGGACTATGCCGTATGTGCAAACGGTGCAATGTTCCGTAAAGATGTTCGTGGATTTCTTCCCGAACTGATGGATAAGATGTATCAAGATCGTGTCATCTTTAAGAAGAAGATGATTGAAGCGAAAAAACAATATGAGAAGACTAAAAATAAAGAACTTGTAAAAGAGATTGCCCGCTGCAATAATATTCAGATGGCAAAGAAGATTTCTCTAAACTCTGCTTATGGTGCGATTGGTAATCAGTATTTCCGTTATTACAAACTCGAAAATGCTGAAGCAATTACATTAAGCGGACAGGTTGCAATTCGTTGGATTGAAGGTAAAATGAATAACTATATCAATAAACTTCTTAAGACACAGGACGTTGATTATGTTATTGCTTCAGATACTGATTCCATTTATCTTAATATGGGCCCTTTGGTTGAAACTGTATACAAAGGAAGAGAGAAAACTACTGAAAGCATTGTTTCGTTCCTTGATAAGGTCTGTA